ACGTTCATGATGACGCAGACGTAGAAGGCGAACTGCGATAGCTGGCCGATGCCGGACAGCAGGGAAAGGCTCAGCGTCATGCTGATGATAATCGAGATGGTGGTTTTCATCAGGCAGTCCTCTTTTTCAGTTCGCGCAGCTTGGCGCGGTACTCGGCGGTGATCGCCTTCAGTTCGTCGTTGGTGTACTTGCGGGGACGGTGATCGGCTTCCAGAGCCTCTACAGCTTCCAGGCCGATGCGTTCGATCAGGCCCTCACGAAACCCTTGAGCAACCGTCAGCCCCTTGCGGGCGTACTTGCTGGAGCCGGCGTTACAGGCTTTACATTGCAGCCATATGTTGGACGGCTCCAGGCGGTGTTCAGGCCGGGCTCCCTTACCGAGGAAATGCCCGGCATCGAAGGCGCCGCCGGTCTTCCACCCCTGGGCCGCCTGGACCTCTGCCTGTGACTTCCCGCAGCTGATGCAGCCGCTGCCGATGGACAGTTCGTAGGTGCGCCGATAGTCACGAACCGCCTTCTCGGCGTCCTTCACGAAGTCGCTGTGACTCTTCAGCTTCTCCTTCCGCGCCTTGATCTCCCGGCGGTTGCGGTCGGCGATGGCCTTACGTGCCGGCTTGGCGTGCTTGTCCTTGATGGCCAGGGCGCAGGCTGGGGAGCACACGCGCTGCCCCAGGCGCTGCGGGATGAACTCTTTGCCGCACTCGGTGTTCTGGCACTTCTTGGGCTTGGGTTGGCTGGCGGGAAGAGTCATTCGAAGATGCTCCCTGGCTGGCCACGCTCATTGCTGCCAGTACAGGACAGATCGTGATCACTGGCATGCGGGCAGCGCTTGTTCCCGCAGGTAGGGCACAGGATCATTTTGACGCTGGATAGAGGCAGCCAGCCGAATGGACTGCCCTTGCCGAGTCTATGCTCACGGATGCAGCGATGGCATTCGCAGATACGATCGCTCATTCCTCCACCTCCTTCGCCTTCTGCTGCTCGGGCGCCTGGCCCTTGGGCAACGGCATAAGGTGGCGCTCTTCGCAGATGCCGAATCCTTCGCGGACCTCCTTGTCCGTGCGGAAGAACACCCCCTCCCCGCGAACAATCCAGCAGCCGATATCGGAGTGGCGGTATAGCACTGCGTCAGGCCCGACATACAAGTCGCCGTCCTCTACGAACGCACTCAGCTCGACCACCTTGCCGATGTTCTGTGTGAGCACATTGGCGCCGATGATCAAAGCCGAATCCCCAACCTTGAACTTGCTCATGCGGCCTCCCAATAATCACGAGTGGTGAACTTCACTCCGCGCTCAGCAGCGAAGGACTCCATCACAAGGAACATTTCGTTGAACCACTTCTTGGATTGCTTGCGGGTGGAGACGCCTAGGACCACGAAGCCGCCGTTGATTCCGGGAACAGCGTCCTGCTGTTGCACCGCCGCACTGAAGACGTGCTTCCAGCTCTCGTCGTCCAGCTTCCGGCCATACCACTCGACCTGCTGACTGATGTCGCGCAACATGGCCCACATACGCCTGTTTTGCGCATCGCTGCGTGCTTCATCGTGCAAGCTCCAAGTCTTGCCCTCGGTCAAGTCAACGCGCTGAAGGATCGCTATAGCGCGCTGACGGTCAGTCTCGTTGCGCAGGTGGAAGCGTGGATTAGCCACAGCACACCTCCATCCGCTCAATCATCACGTCATTGCGCGCAGTGCAGACGGCCTCGGTTACCGGGTCACAGTCGTACACACCGATCAGTTCGCCGTTTACGATCTCGCCGTCGCGGCATTGCTGCTCGGCGTCGCGCCAGGTACTGGCTTCAACTTGCCGACCGTAGGTGCGCAGGCCTTCCATGCGGATCAGTTCGAACTTAGGCATGGGCAGCCTCCTTGTGCCTTCTGCATGCCTCCGCAGCAGACTCCTTGCTTCCTGGCGGGGAAATAAAATTTCCCTTGTACGAGGCCCGGAAAAGGGCCTCCGTTTGCAACATGTACTTGGCTATCGAGTACCCATCGGGCCTCCTGACGAGCCACTCGTTGATGCGCTCCCATCTCAAGAGGCCCCCCTAATGCGCTGCATGAGCAGGTCGTTGTAGTCCTGGCCGCGAGGGCAATCGCGGCGGACTTCAACGGTGATCTTGTGTTGCAGGATCAGACGGCGAGCGAGCGATTCAGCGGCTGCCTCGCCAGTGTGGGAATGGTCCACGTCGGCAAAGATCGTCACTTGCTCGACACCTGCTGGCAGCTTGAAGCGCTCCATGCGGCCGGCATCCCCAGTGGCCCAGCAGGGAATTCCGTAGAGCTGAGCGGCGGACAGAGCGGTCTCGATGCCTTCAGCCAGGCCAAGGTGCATAGAGGGCTCACAGAGGCGGATAACGCAGTCACCCGTCTGGCCTGGCGTGTAGAGCTTCTGATTCGCCAATGGGGCCTTGCGGCCTTCCTTGGTGATGAAGGTCAGGTGATAGCCTTTACGCTTGCCTTCCACGTCGAACATGGCCGCAACCATGGCCGGGGAAGAAGCCTTGTCACTCCAATTCCAAGCGCCCGGATTGAAACGCAGGAAACTGCGGGGGATTGCCTGGATGCCGCGGGACCGCAGATACAGAACAACGGGGTCGATATCGGCAAGGGGAAGGTTGCCGTCATGGATGCGCTTGAGCAGGCCGCGGTGGTCTCGCTCCTGCTTGACCATCTCCCGCAGAACGCCAGCCTTCCCATCCAGATCATGCGCAAGCTCTTTAAAGCTCATGCCGGTCACGGCCATGGCCAGCTTGAAGCCATCACCAGCCCCGCATCCGTTGCAGTAGTAGGAACCAGAGCCTTCCTTGTCATCGAAGCGGAAACGGTCCTTCCCGCCGCAGATAGGGCACTCCGTGTGCTTACCGCCAAGCTGTTTCTCGGTAAGCCCGTAGGAGCGAAGTGCATCAGCCCAGCAGCCAACCATGCGTTCAGAGGTCTTCATGCTGCAGTCCTCCGCTTCGCCCACTTGATGTTGATGTGGCGAATCCACTTCTCGATCTCGGGGGACGGATGGCGCGGGGCTATGCTCTTGGTGTCACGCGGAGCGCTGCCGCAGTACTCGCGGCACTTGTGCCAGGCCCACCCAGGGTTGTGATGGTGGTCTATGGCATAGCCGAGGAACTGGGCGAAGATGGCTTCCTTCTCGGCGGTGCTGAAGGTCTTCCGCTTGGAAGTGCCCTCGCCGATCTTCACCAGCTTGCCGTCGCACCACTCGACATCCTCATGCGCCTCTGGTTTGAAGCCGCAGGCCGGGCAGATGCTGGTGGCAAAAAGGCGCTGGCACTTCGGGCATGGGCGAGGCAGGCGCTCAGCCTTCTCGGTATCACGCACGCGGCGGTCGCTGTTCTTGCCGGCGCCCATATCCAGCTCAGTCGGCAGCGGCTCAGTCGGAACGCCATTGCGCAGACAGTTACCAGCGTGGTCGATGATGATGCAGTCATCCTTGCCATCGGCTGGACGCAGGCCGCGCCCCATCATCTGGTAATGCATCATCAGCGACTTCGTGGGGCGCGCCAGGACAACACAGGAAGTCTCCGGCGCATCGAAACCCTTGGTCAGCACGGCGACGTTGCAGAGAACACGGATGGAGCCGTGGCGGAAGTTCTTGATGATCTTCGCCCGCTCCTGCTCATCCATGTACCCATCGACGTGTGCGGCCAGGATGCCGGCTGTGTTGAACTGGCGGGCAAGCTCACGGGAATGGGCGACGTTGCAGGCGAACACCACGGTCTGGCGGTCCTTCGCATGGATCAGCCAGTTGGTCACCACGTCGCCCATGATCTTGGCGCTGCCCATCACCTCGGCCAGGGCATCTTCAGCCCAATCACCATCGGCGGTGGTCTTGACGCCCTTCATATCCGGGATGTGCGGTGCATAGCATTCGGCTGGCACCAGGTAGCCCTGCTGAGTCAGGTCGGACAGAGAGGCGGTGACCACCAGGCGCCCGAAGGTCTTGCCGAGCCCCTTGCGGAACGGCGTGGCGCTGAGGCCGATCACCGGAATCTTGCGCTCGATGCATTCGGTGATGATCTCCTGGTGCATCTTGTGCAGAACGTGAGCCTCGTCGATCACAACCAAGTCAGGCTTAAGGTGATCGGCAAGGTCTTTCCAGCGAGACCGAAGGGTCTGGATCGTGCAGACTTGAATTGGCTTGCTGTAGTCCGTCCATGAGTGATCGCCCTGAATAACGCCTACTTCCAATCCATCCTCGTAGAAACGCTTTGCCGCTTGGTCCACCAGTTCCAACGAGTCAACAATGAAGAATGCGCGCTTCCCTTTCGCACAGGCGCCGATCTTCATGGCAGATGCGATGGTGGTGTTGTGTGTGACCGTGAAATCGCCCAGCAAAAACAGGCGGTCGCCGTCGATCTCAAAGCCGTAATAATCACCCTCGCCTATTGGATCAACCGTGATGCCTATGTTCAGGACATTCTTGATTTGCTTACGAGGTGACGCGATGCGGCGCGGCACTCGACAGGGGATGAGGTGGACGTTGCCGCTGATGCTGACGCGGAAGTATTCACCAACAAAGCCCGTTGCCTTGATAACCTTGCGGCAGGGGGTTACATAAGCGGCGAGCCCCAAAGAGCGCGCCAAAAACGCCACGTCATTGGCAAGCTGTACCTGCTTTAGCGTCAGATCGTAGTAGCCATTACCAAGGAATCCGTCCGTATCTACTATCCCGGCCAACAACTCAAGCCGGTCTTGCCGTGAGGCTGTCTTGTAAACGTGCGGTATGTGCTTATCGAAAAGGATGCCGAGCTCGCGCAGTCCCTCCAGAGCGGAGTTCTTAACCTTCTGCTGGCGATGGCGCGTAATGCGGTAAGTGGAGCAGCCGCGACCAGGGTAGACCGCCACGTCATGACCTGACGCCGCAGCATAGTCAGCCCATTCCTCTGCGACTTCGCTGTCTGCCGTGGTCAGGTGCGGCTGCCCCGTGGTGCCGTCCCCCAGCCAAGCGCCGACTATGTACGGCGGGACAGTGAGCGCTTCGCCAGAAGATGCGAAATCGACGCCAGTTCTCCAGCCCTTCGCGCAATGCTTGAAGGTCTTGGACTGTTGCAGATAGTCGCTTACCCCAATATTCACGATGCCAGGCTCATAGCCGCCAAGGCGGTCATTGCCGATCAGCCGCAGCGAAAGGATGTGAGATTCATTAACGACGTAGCTGTCGCCCTTTGTCGGGGTCACGCGATACAGATTTTCACGACCTCGACAAGTAGACAGGACTCGGCGCGGCTTGCTGTCAGGACCCATGAGCAATTCCCCAGCAGAGACATCTTCGACAGCCCTGACAGTGCCGTCGAACATCAAAACAGGTGTGCCTTTACCCAGACACTTCCCGGCACCGGTTGGAGCCATCAGCATCTGCACAAGATGACCATCGCGGATGCCACGACGCAGGTCGTTTAGCGCATCACTCTGGTACTGCCGCAACGTTTGAGCCATAATCTTCCTCGCTCTCTGAGCAACGCCCCGGTCTGTCCTCGCCGACTGCGGGGCGTTTTTGTTTCAGCCTTTCCAGGCCCAACCAAGGGAAGGCTCGCGTTTCGCCTCCCCGCCGAACTTCGCCTCAACCATCCGCATCGCGTTGGCGGGCGCATAACCCTTCCCGATGAGCCAGTCGTAGTAGCCGTTCGGGTCCAGCTTCCTTTTCTTCCCATCCAAGGGAGCGCTCCGCGCTTTCCCCTTACGCCGTCGAGCCATCTCACTCACTCCTGGTCGGGGCTTTTCCTGGCTTGGCCCTGTGTTTCAGGCATACCAAGATCAAGAGGGCACCCGGCCCAACGAAATTTCCCGGAATCGGTTGTCTTTCGAGCTCGCTATACCTGGCTGGATGGGGCGGCCTTCTGCCCCCCAAACACGTCCGACTTCTCTATTTCGCCGGACAACTCACTTGCCGCCAGGGTTGGCATCCGAACAGTGACCGCTTGCTCGGATACAGGGCCGCCCTCTTTCCAGAATCCCCTCGCGCCTCCACAGTCACCGGCCCTTCTCGCCGTCACCTGCTTGCAGCTTCACCACCTTCCTGGTGGCTGGTCCGACTCAGCTCTTGGGGCGTTACTCCCTCCACTTGCCGGACGCTCGGGGGCTGGTGTTTTCGCCCCGTGCTCTGTACTTCACTTTCACCACTGCGCCTGCTCGGAGAAGACGCTTTAACCATCACTGGCCGATGGAGCGGTTAGTCACTCTTGAGGCCCTCTTTCGGCCTCAGTTGAACGACCGATGCTTTTGGTCGCCCGGCAGACGTAAGCCCGCCCATTGCAATCGCTTCAATCACGATCTCTTCCAGGCACCGCTCGATGCTCCAGCCGCGCTCTCTCGAGAGCCCTTCTATCCGCACCCGTACCCATTCCGGCAATCGCTGGTAATCCAACTCGCCCATTTGGCCCTCCTGAGGGCCTTCAGGCCGCGCTAGACTCTTCGCCTTCCTTGCTCAGTGATTCGATCACGCCATTCTCAACAGCCCATTCGATGACCTCGTAGAGGTAGGTGGCGTGCTGACGACGTGCCTTGTTAGCGGCGCGCTCAAGAATCCTGTCGAGGACACGGTTAAAACGGACCTTTCGGGGAATGTCCCGCTTGTGGGACTGATCTGCGTACATCTGGTGGATTTCCTTATGCGGCCTTTGGTTTTTTCGGCACCTTCAGGGCGCCACGGGTCAGTTTCTCGATCTCGTACTGGCGGAGCAGAGGGATCTCTTCGCCCCACTGTTGAACCGCTGCGTAAGAGATCCCCAGCGCGGCGGCGAGCTTGGATTTGCCGCCGAAGTGGTTGATCGCTTCGGTCTTGGTCATGTGCTTTCTCCTGAAGACACGTCGTTATGAAAGCATACTTACACTATTTTGTGCAAGGCAAAGAAACCATGCTTCTACGGTCTGCTTATAGAGTTCCGGCATGAACATAACCGACCGTATAGAGCTGCTCCTTGCTAGCAGTGGCGTGCCCAAACGACAGATCAAGACGACCCTGAAGGACGTCTGCGGAATCTCGTATCCCGCTGTTAGCCAATGGTTCAGCGGGAAGACGAAGAGCATCCGAAACGAACACCTCATGGCGATCGCCAAGGCCTACGGGTCTTCGGTCGACTGGCTGATCTCTGGAAAGGGAGACATGTTCGACCCCGGAGCAGATCGTGGAGGAGAAAAAACCACACAGAATAAAAGTGAAATATCTGAGATCAACGTCTACCCTCAGAGCTTCACGGCTATCCCTGTAATCAGTTGGGTTTCTGCCGGAAATTGGAGTGAGGCCATAGACTTGTACGCGATAGGCGACGCAGAGGAATGGATGCCCTGCCCGGACAGGATCGGTCCGCGGGGCTTTGCTTTGCGGGTAGATGGTGATTCCATGACGAGCCCTTACCCTGGCTCGGAGAGCTACCCCAAAGGGACAGTGATTTTCGTAGATCCCGACGTCGAGGCGCAGAGTGGTGATCCTGTGATCGCCAAGCTACACCCCGACAACGAGGCGACTTTCAAGATGTTCGTGAGGGAGTCTGGCCGCCTTTACCTGAAGCCACTCAACCCTCAGTACCCGCTGACCGAGATATCTGAAGATGTCCAGATAATCGGGGTGATCATCGGTTCGTACATAACCAGAAGGTAAGCCGCCCGTCAGAAAGCAGCCCGCTATAAGCGGGCTTTCTTTTGCCCTTAAAAAAATCTGTAAGAGGACTTGCATCCATGTGTAAGCATGCTTATAGTTCACTCAACGCCGCAGAACAACGCAGCGCCAGGCCCTGGAAAGGGTCGCCCTTAGCGAGTCACCGGGCCAAAGGTGACCACGGGTAAAAGCGAAGCAGCATCTAATCGCGCCTCGACCCGACCGGAGCAGCGTAGATCCGGACCAGCGCCGAAAGGTAGACCTGGAACAAACATGAGTGCAGGCGGGGAGATTCCGCGGCCTGTGAGAAAGAACCAAAACGATTTCTCAGATGCCCTTCGCAAGAGGGGCATCGAAGAAGTCAACACGCCCCGGTTCGCCGGGGCATCAACGAACACCAGCCCTGGAGGGCAAGACGATGGAAGCGCAAAACGTTTGGGCCGTAATCAACATTTGGACCAATGAAGTGCTTGAAGAAACGACCCACTACCAAGCGGCTGCGGCTATTGAAAACGAGTACGCCGAACGCTGGTACGCAGAACATGTCGGCCCATTCTTCCATTCCTTCTGGTGCGGGCATTGGCAGAAATGCGTCCGCCTGCCCTTTTCGCTCTGCCGTATCGATGCCCTGAGCCGCTTTTACCCAGGCATTAAGCGTTTGTCCGCCTAACCAACCCCGCCCCGGTTCGCCGGGGCATCAACGAACACCAGCCCGGATCAGGGCAAACCAAAAACGGAGAATCGCAATGGCGAGCATGAAGAAGGCTTCGCAGGAGACCGCTTTGGTCTTGAGAACATGCAGCGCTGATCTCACCAGCCACGGCGGGTTTCAGTGGCCCGACAAGATCGGAGCGGTAGTCGAAGCCCCGGACTGGAAGAAGGACAACAAGTGCGGTCACGGCCTGCATGGCTGGCTGTTCGGCCAGGGCGA